ATGCTTTCAGATTCACAAGTAAAAAGTCTAAAACCAAAAGAACAACGATATTCTCTTGCAGATGGTGAGGGCTTATCTATTGATGTATCACCAACAGGTAAGAAAAAATGGATTGTTTCTTATCGAGTAAATGGTAAACAAACAAGGAAAAGTCTTGGTGAATATCCTGATCTAGGTTGTAAAGATGCTCGCCAACTGGCAAGACAATTTAAATCAGAAGCTCAAGGTAAAACCTTAGACTCGCCTCCTGTCAAAGCTGTCATTGATGAATGGCTTAAATTAATGACGCCAAGATGGTCAAGTAAAAAATATGTAGATACAGTGGTTTATCGCTTAAATTACATTACAGAAGATTTCTCGACCCAACCAATTGATGAAGTTGATAGAAAAACTATTGTTAAGAAAGTAAAAGAAATCGTGAATAAGGGAACACTTGAAACAGCAAAACGCTCTCTTAGATTACTCAATGAGATTTTTAACTTTGCAATCGCATCGGACTATACACAGAAAAACCCATGTACTTTGATTTCTGATGTTATACCACAGCAAACTGTTCGCAATATGCCAAGCCTTGATGCAGAGCAAATGCCTGAATTTTGGAAGCGTGTAACACAAAGCAATGTTACACCAGAACTGTTACACGCTCTTAAGCTTGCATGTTACACAGCCGTTCGTATTTCAGAGTTGCTTCAATCTCGCTGGGATAGTGGCGAAATAGATTTAGAGAATAGGCAATGGGTGATTCCTGCATCTCGTATGAAAATGCGTAGAGATCATGTTGTTCCTTTGACTGATCAAACTTACGCTCTATTTAAAGAGCTATATGACCATAAGACTGATAATGGATATATTTTTAAGCACACTCGCAATCCAGGTGAGCATGTCCGATCTGAAAGCATTTTAGCAATCATTAAGCGAAATGGTTATGCAGGGCAGATGGTTACACATGGTTTTCGATCTTTATTCTCTACCCACACCAATAACTCAAAACTATTCAGGCCTGATGTAATTGAATATCAAATTGCGCACGTTCCTAAAGATCGTATTCGCGGCATCTACAACAGAGCTGAATATTGGGATGAAAGGGTAGAGTTGATGAAGTGGTATTCTGAACAAGTAGATAGCTGGATGAAAGGCGCTAATTAAGCGCCTTCCTTTAATATTTCTTTTTTCATTCGCACCACGGTTGATGCAGTATATTTTTTCTGAACACCAAACTCTTGATCGGGTGGATATTTCTCTAAATAGTATTTTTTAAAAGTATTTAGACATACACCTAATTCACTGGCAACCTGTGTCATAGAGTACCATTTCATTATCTCACCTCCATTTCATAAATTGCAAAAGTCTCTTTGGTGGTACGTGTCATTGGTGGTAAAAGTGGCTTACCTTTACCAGAACGCATACCGCCTTGATATTTTGGTTTAAGTGCATCAATAAATGCACCCTCAACATTATTTAAATCGTGTTCTGGCACTGGTAACAAATACACTCGATCAAATATTTTTTTAGCTTCAGACACATGGCTTGCAATGCGTGCTGATGGATTTGTGCTTTGTCCAACATATACAACCTCGGTACCCCAACATAAGAAGTAGACACCAGAGTTAAAACCGTATTTGGGAACCTGCTGTAACCCTTTCAAATTACATATACTAAATGGCGCTTGTTCTGTAATTTGTTCTGCTGGCACTGTGATTTTTAAATTAAATGGTAAATCAGCACCATTGCAACGAACCATAAGGTTTTTAGAAATCCAACTTTTAACTTCCGAAACCTTAAATAGATAATCCCCACCATCAATTCTATAATGTGGTAAATACCCTGATTCAGCATAAGCAATAAGTTTTTTCCAAAGGCAATGTATCAGGTCCAGCAATTTCATTAGCTGATTTTAAGCCAGTAGGGTATTCCGTAGTCTTGTGAATAATCACGTGTGGCAGTTCTTCCATCAACCTTCCTCCTTTTCTTCTTTTATAAATTCAAACCCAACACGGCTTGTATAGATTTTTGCGATATGTCGTAATGCTTCATCCTCTGTGTTGAACATCATGGAGAATGTTTTAAATTGAATCTTTTTACCGTTAGATAAGACCTCATGTTTGAATTTATATTCTGAAAATTCACAACCTGACATTTTTGTGAAAGCCATTAGGAAATAGCTCAGCTTCTCTCCAACATGCCAAATTAAGTTCTCAGGTATGAATCTCAACTGATCCCGAATTAATTCACGACAGAATGGATGTCGTACACGCTGATGATCAGAATTAATAATCCATTCGATGTCATCTAGTCGCTGTAGGTATTCGATCAGGTTTTTAATTTGATTGACTTCAAGTAGATCGGAAAAATCACCAAGTGGAGTTGCGTACAATGTTGGTGTATCGACCCACTCAAACTCAGGAACATCAATTTCTAGTTTGATTTTCACGCCACACCCCCATCTTTCATAAAACAAATCCAATGAGTGTTGGCTCGTTTTCCACTTGGATGACCAACCCATGGTTTACGATCTGTTAATGCTAAAATTTCGCTAACTTTGATTTGAGTTTCATTCCACTTAAAAATTAAAATTCCATTTGGTTTAAGAACCCTAAAACATTCCGAAAAACCTTTGTCCAAATCATTCTTCCAATCTTGGCCAAGTTTCCCATACTTCAAAGCAAGCCAACTTTTATCACCGGCATGTAATAGGTGAGGTGGGTCAAATACAACACCATGGAAGCTTTCATCTTCAAATGGCATATTGCGAAAATCCATTTGAATATCAGGATTGATAATTAATTGGCGATCGTCACAAAGGATGTGATTTTCTTTTCTAACATCGCCAAAAGTCACATTCGGATTTTGACGATCAAAATGAAACATGCGAGAACCACAACAAGGATCAAGTAATTTTTGATTCACGCCACTTCTCCCAAACTCTTGACCACTTCACTTGGCAACCCAAACACATCACGAAAAGCCTTATCAAATTCACCGCTTGCAATGAATGTATCAATGCAGTTTTTCGGCTTCTCATATACTGCAATATAATTTGACAGTACGTGATAGATAACGTCAGCGTTTTTATCTGTAATAGGGAACTTTAAACCATTATCGTTGATTACATGAACTCGCACCTCAACGGCTAACGCATTAATACAATTGCTATGCAAATGGCGAGATTCCGACAAGATTTCACTCAATGCAACAGTCTGATTGAAATCAAGAGACATGGTGAAAGGCTTATCCTTGTGCAGCTCATCAATGATGTAGTTGGCCACAGCAATGTTTGTTTGTTGAATTTCAGTCATTGGTTGGCTCCTGTGCTGCTGCAATCATGGCGTTATAGATAAATTCATTACGTGAGTTATGGCTCATGTCTTGAATTTCCTCATCAAAATTCCATGTCGCATCAATCATTTTTGGAGTTGGTTGTTTCGGCACTAAAACAAACCCTTGAGGGGTGGCTTTGGCTAACTTTGCTCTAAGCCGATCTATCTCATTCGCTGCATAGTGACAAATTAGACGTACATCATCTTCATTGTAATCATCAATGTGAGAAGTAATTAAATGAATAATTTCAGCACCTTGTTGACTATCACCATTAAATACCCATACCGCATCATCTTCTTGTTCAAAACGTAAATCTGATCCTTCATGGGTGGCTTGTTGTTTTATCTTTTCCAAACCCTCATAAGCCAAATCAATCAACTTTTCCAATTCAAATTCTGGACTTTCATATCCATCGCCTTCAGATCCAACTTTGAATTTCACAGAAGAAATATCAACATCTTCATTTTCAAGAAGCTTTACTAAGGACTGAATAACCATTGTTGCAGTAATTGCTGTATTTTTAATATCCATCTCATCACCTATGTGCATTTATTTGCGCAAAATCCTATTTTTTGATGATAATGCGCAGATTTTTGCTTGAATTTGTTGTTAAGCTATTTCAGTTTCACGAATCGGACGAGCAAATACAGCTATTGCATCATCTTCTGTAAAGTGAATATCCATTAAGAAAAATCCATTTGGAGCGATTGGCTTCCAATCTGTTAAATCTGCGTTTTCCATCATTTTTTCCCAATCATCCATTGAGGTGCAGCTTTCAAGATAAAATGAGACAGTTTCGATATTGAAGTGACGCTTGATAGCATCCCATTCACTTTGCGAAAGCCATTCTTGGTTTTCGTGATGCTCATCCAAGTATTTACGGTATTCTGGATGAATCCATGAACCATACTCATCACGCACAACATCTACAGGTTTTAATTGATTTATTTCCATCACAACCACCACGCCATTTGCCAAAGTTGAAAGTAAAGTTTTAGGAGGGTCATGCTGCTAATCTCCCTCGTTTGCGTTCTGCATAAAGCTTTTCGTAATAAGCTTGGCAGAGGGGAATCTTGTCTTTGATCTTCTGAATGATTGATTCATCACGTTCGATAACTACAGTTGTTTTGCGCTCTCGAATATCAATCTTTTCTACCAGGTGAACCAATTGATCTATGTCATCCCAACCGTTCAACAATTCAGGCGGGCAAGGGAATAGCCAAAAATCAATATTCGCTACATCGCAGTCATACAGCCACATATACGCTTGCATCTGTACGTCATAGCCAGCCTTTTTGACCTTCCCCATTGCTTCATCTGCAAAGAATGGGTGAGTACCAATATCCCAAGTGCATTTGGTATCAATAATCAGCTTATTCTTGAGATCAAGAACGTCACACTCGCCAGTGATTAACTCATTTTGAACACGACCAACATGTTTTTGATAATTGCGTAGACGCATCTTTCCAGACATTTGAATCGCTAAATCTTCAAGCAAATTGCCTTTTTGCGTGTACTGGTTGCCAGTGAATGAGCGAAAACCGTATAAGTCTTCTTTCACGATGTCACGGATTGCAGACTTTGCGGTATCACTGATGACAGCCGCTTTAGAGCGACCATCACCAATAAGTTTATGTAGGGATGAGCAGCGGAATAGTTTCATTCTGACGCCTCATTTACCTCTAAGCGGTATTTTTTACCCTGAGATTGAAACTCAAGAACAACACCCTTATGCAGCAGATATTGAGCCACCGCTGAAACTGCCGTGTCTGTAACATCCTCTTTTTCACCAACAAACATTTGATTTTTCGGGTTTACACGACCTGCATAAATTGTATTTGTTAGTATTGATGACATGATCTTGATTGGATTTTTAGCCATTATTGAGCCTCCACCGCAACACGCTGCGCATCTGTCAATGTGTAACCATTCAAGATATAAGCCTTATCAATCGCACCAGCATTCAACTGTTCAAGCGCTGCATCAAACTCATCATCATTCAGCGTTGGTTTTGGTGCTTCAAGATTTGCCACCGATTCATTGTGATCAATGTAATCACCTGAAACGCTATCAACATCACGAACAATCATTTGATCAGCAATTTGTGCTCGTTGCATTTCAACTGAAAGCGGTGCTTGCTTAGACAATAGAAGCTTAGTTACTGTTTTAAGTGCCATTGATTCGAAGTTATCTTTCCAAACCCCAAAACCCGATTTAAAAGATTGGCTGTAACGTCCTGCATGTTTTTCAATATCTGCTCTAGTCATGTAAAGTTCAGCAGTAAAGCCATTAAGCAATTTAAAGAAAGCCACATAACCAATAGCTTCACCTTTGTTTTCAATGGTCCAATCAAATTCATAACCAAGCAGGGGATTTGCTGAAATCAATTGACCTTGATAAACAGGTGTTGCAGCAATACGACTGAATTGTCCAGAGCGTTGAGCAAGCTGAATAAATCCTTTGTATCCCATTTGAAATTGAGCTTCTACAACTTTTAGATATTGCGGATATTCCCTACCTTTGTATTGTTTTTTGACCTGATTACCATTTTTGTCTAGCAATGGAATCTTTCTACCGTTGCTATCCTTAGCATCAGTTGAATATGGAACAATATAAGCAAATCCAAGGTTGTTATTGATTGGCAAGTCAAGCGTTGCTGCCATCATTGCAGCATTAATCACGGTAGCTGGAACAGCATCTAAAAGGTGTGGCTGGTTAGCAACTTGCATAACAGATGCTAAGAATCCTTGAGATTTCTTACCTAAAATTTCTTCAAATTTTTGACGAATTTTAATATCTGATACATAAGCTTTTACCGTTTTTGGCTTACTTTCAGCGATTTGATTTTCTGTTTTTACTGGTGCATTCATCTTCTAATCCTCAAAACTTAATTGATACATGTGGCACTTCACCTTTGTGAATCGCCTGTAAAATTTGTTTGCCCAATTCTTCTGAAACACCAAGCTTCACAAGACCTTGAAGCGCTTCATTACAGATTTTCTTTTTATGAGCTTTGTTTGCTTCACGTGCTTGCTGTTCTTTAAGTTCAGCATCCGCTTTTGCTTGAGCCTCTTTCTCAATACGCAAACGCTCAGCTTCAACCGCTTTTTGGCGATCAATTTCAGCTTGCTTTTCATGCTCTATAGCTTGTTGCTTTAATTGTTGTTCACGCAATTCAGCCTGTTCTTTTTCAAGCTTTAATCGTGCTTCACGTTGTTCTGCTTCAAGCTTTTCTTGCTCGGCTCTTTTGCGATCCGCAAGAGCTTTTGCTTCAGCTTCAACACGTGCCTTGTCCGCTGCTTCACGTGCAATTTTTTCGTCACGTTCTTTCTGCTGGCGCTCGATTTCAGCTTGGCGTAAGCGCTCTAATTCAGCACGTTCAGCCTCAAGAGCTTGAGTTTCAGAGAGTGCTTTGCGCAATTTTTCAAGTGTTTCAAATTTTGCAAGTTTGGCTTGCTCTTCGTACTCTTCATAAGGAGAATCAATTACCTTGTCATTAAGTGCTGCAATTGTTCCTTCAATCAGCGAAGAATATGCTGTGATTAAGAATTCGTTATTTGCAAAATGCTTAATTTCTTGAATAGCCGCTTCATGCTTAGCCACACGGTCTTTTTCCGCATTTTCCCAGTCTGTTAAAGGCTGACGAATGCGGTCACGCTCAGCATCCAATTCATCACGAGCAAATTTTCGATCAGCATCAATTTTGTTGGTAACAACCGTGTATTGCTCTTTGAGTTTTTTGCCCTCAGCATCGATTGCTGATTTTGATTGAGCAACTTTATAAGCTAGTGAGGTAATTTCCTTACGTCCTTTTGCAGTTGTCACATCAGGAACAATACTGCTCACTTGGACTTTAATTTGATCAACAATTGCTTGAATGCCATTCGCATTGTTGAATGCAGAAACAATCACATTTTGTTCTAATACTTGTAGTTCCATTATACTGCAACCCCTTTTAATTCATTAACTTTTTCTTCTTCAAAATGCGCTTTAAGCATTTCATTGAGTGCGTGAACTTGGCTATTTGTCAGTGCAAATTGAAGTCCATGAGCTGCAAAAATATCGTCATAATCTTCAACAACAGGACGGTGCCAAGTCGCTACTTCAAGCAAGTCATAATCCACATCAACATCATTTTGCGGATCACTTGTATTGTTCCAAGCAAGTGAACTTGTTGTTTGGTTTGCTTCAACTACAGCAGACACGTAACAAGCGCTGTAATTCGGTACAATCAGCGAGAAGTGGACTGTTGATCCTTTAATATCAGGCTCATCAGCAACTACAAGATTTTGAAAAGTAGGTGCTTCAGGAGCGTAATTAGAAAGCATATTCATTGTTGTGGCTCCTTAAACACTTTGCGTAACGCATCAACTACCTGTTTGATTTCTTCTAAGGAGCGCCATGCACCGTATTTAATAAAATCCCTATGTCTCTCCGCATCAGTGAAAGTGTTGCTGGTATATCCATGCTTGAATGCTGGATGAATAATGAAATACACATCACCCACCTTCGGCTCAAATGGCGCTGGCACTTCAATACCGTTTAAAGTGATGGTGCGAGGTTTGAGGCGGAATTTTCTATCTGTTTTAGTGAATGCACCAATTTGCCAATTACTCTCTACAGCCCACCAGACATTGCCATTCCAGTTTTCAACTTCCTCACCATTCGCCAAAGCAATCAGAGCTTCTTTTCCTGAAATAAGTTCCATACTCACCCCCTTACCAAAGCGATATAGAACATCGCACCGATCAAAAAGATGATGATTGAGCCAAGGAATACATCCTGGATAAATGCTCGCTTAACAATTTGTTCGATCGTCAGTAGACGTTGTGGTTTTTTGTGTGACATAATATTCTCACTCTTTGAGTAAAAGCCCTTTGATGTCGAGTCGTGAGGGCTTTTTTATTTAAAATTAAAAAGCTTTTTGAAATTGATTGATTAAGCAGATAAAGCATCCGCACTTTTCATCCACTGGATCTTCACCAACTTCCGCAGTTTTTACCGCTTCGCCCATTTGCTGATTTAAGCCAGTACCTTCCAAAACGTATTTCTCCATTGCTTGAGCGTGTTCAACTTGACCGTCTGAAAGCTTAAGGAGTTGTAAGCGTAAATTTTGAATTTCCATTTTTATCTCACTGAGAAGGTTTGTTTGTGTATGAGGTTTAGTTTACCAAAGGAAACTTTGTTGTCAACAAAAAGTTTATTTAAAGAAACTTTATTTTTATTATTGGAAACTTTATTTTTCTATAGGCAAAAGAAAACCCGCGTATAGCGGGTAGATTATTCTAGATTGCTAGTCATTAAAGTTTATCTTATTTGCTGCATCTTTGACGTGTTCAAGAGCTAAAGCATATGTAATTGCCCAATTAAATGCATCATCATCTTCATACATAAAATCAGCATCAGATTTCTTTTTCATTCTTATCTTAGTGATTTCAAGTGCTATTGATTCCATAACCTCTGGTGACATTAAATTCTCCTTAGCCTGCGCGCCAAAACTGACGACCAATTACTTTGAAATTCAGACCATTTAGCTCACTCACTTCACGATCACGATATTTTGGATTTAAACTGTGAAGGCTTAATTTTCCACCTTCTTCTTTAAATATCTGCTTTATCATGCCTTCACCTTCAAAATAAACAGCATAAATTTCGCCATCTATAATATCGGTTTGAGATATATCGATTCCCACCAGGTCACCATCATGAATAAAGTCAGACATGCTATCGCCTTTAGCTTTAATGATTCTCATGCTTTTTGGGTCAACATATTTCTTTTGAAAGAATGACGGGGGAAAAGGATATTTCCCATTAATAACATCAAAGTGAAACTCTATAGATTCACCAGTACCGCATGAAAAGTTTGCTTCCACTACATCAATCCAAATAAATCCATTTTCAATTTCATAGTCCACAACTGTTGGCTCATGGATATCATTAACATCGAATGAAGATTCTTCTTTTCGTGTTAATCCATGTTTATCCATAAATTCTTGCATATTAAAGTTATTTTTCTTTGGTTCATTCTCGCCAGTTAATAACCAGTCTTGTGATGTCTTAAGTACTTTAGCCAAGGGTGGTAAGAATTCAGCTTTAGGAATATTTGTTCCTGCAACCCATTTAGACACAGCACCTTTTGTGGCGCCAGTAGCTTCTACTAAATCAACTTGTCGAATTTTTAGCTCTGTCATTCTTTGAATTATTCGGTCGCTGATAGTGCTCATAAAAACATCCTCTTTAATGTTTCCTATAGTAAACAAACATATTGATTTAAAAATAAACTTATGGTTTACTAATGGAAACTAAAAGTTTATAAAGGTAAACCATGACAGTTGATGACTTAAAAACCCACTTTAGAGTTGAAAACGATATTCAACTTACTAAAACGATTCTTGGGGTCACTAGAGGAACCATTAGCAAATGGCGTCATAGAGGTATTCCTGTAGATACACAAGCAAGAATCCAAGTTCTAACCAAAGGCAAATTAAAAGCCAACCTACAAGCGCTTTCTGCTTAGGAACCACCATGAGCAAAGTATCAATTGAATTAAGCGCAAGAGCTAGAAATACACACTCGCTCGTTTTGCAATCTCTTGGAAGTGTAGTAAATGCCACTCTAGGAGAAGAAATAGGATTTGATGGTCCTTGGGTATCAAAGTTTAAGAACGACAAGAAAAACAATGGCTTGACTGATCTTGAAACGATTTGCCTTTTGTTGGATAAGCTTGGGTTGAAGATTATTCCTGAACAATATCAATGCTATGACAAGCAGCTGATTGATTCAATTTTCTTTTTAGCACGCCTCTCAATGAATAGAGCGTCTGAAATTAATGATTTTCAACACACGGCAATTGCACCGCGTTTAGAAGAATTTGGGTATTAAAAAACCACTGCCAGCGCGAACTGGAGTGGTTAGTAATTCATAACGAGATGGAAATGAATATGCATAAAATTTTAACAGACATTGAGCTACAGCGAAAGATTTATTTATTTCAAAAGGCAGTCGAAGAACACGCTGAAAAGCGCTCACTTCCGACTGCTCAGTCTGTGGCAGTTGCAAAGGCTGAACTATGGGCATTTATACAAGGAGCAAACGCATGAGTGTTGATGCGCTAAATTGGGCGTGGACTGCACCAGTTGAAAGTTCAGCACAGCGCCTTGTCTTGCTTTCATTGGCTGATCGTGCAGGTGAGCACCATACTTGCTACCCAAGCAATAGCAGATTGGCAAAAGACACAGTTTTGAATATCAAGACTGTTCAAAAAGTCGTAAATCAACTTATCGATTTAGGATTGGTTGCTGATACTGGTAAAAAAATGGGAACCACAAACAAGGTTCGAGTTTTAAAATTAGTTGGTGTGCAATCAAGAGAACAAAACCAAAATCGGGATAGTTATAACGAACCCAAAAAAGGGTTTATTGATAAAGATAACGAACCCAAAAACGGTGCTATTAAACACACCCAAAAAGGGGTTAATTCAGCAGAACAAACGAACCCAATTTTGGAGGGTAACGAACCCAAAAACGGTATCGTGAACGATCCCAATTTTGGGGTACAGAACCTACCAATTAACCTATCAATGAATCTCTCTTGTCAACACGAGTGGATTCCAAATCAAAATCAATTGATCGGAGTTCTTCAGCAAAAGGGCCATGGTCAAAATTTAAAATTCATTTTTGGATTACCAAGTTTTGAATTTGAGCTTGGAGCATTCAACGCTCATTTCGATGGTCAAGTTTTGTCTGATGCAAAAAAACTCTACAAGTTTGCAAATTGGATTTCTGACAAGTTTGAACGTCACGTGAAATTACATCCTGAGTACATCGAAGTTTCTCAACCTGAACAACCACAGCAAGCACCAAGCACTGAATTCAAAGGCGTACGTAAAACATTCAAGGGGATGGACCAATGATTGAATTATTTTCTATCCCTGTTGAACAAGCGATTTTGTCTACTGTGATCGGTACTGAGCAAGGCATGGATGAGTACATTGAGCAGATTGATTCAAGTGATTTCTATGCAGCTCAACATCAAATTATTTGGTCACATGTGAAATCGCAGTTTGTGAAAGGCGAAGCGTATGACCAAGTGATGATTTGGGAGCTGATTCGTGCTAATGCGATTGAAGTCAAAGCGGTTGATGAGAAATTTATTCTCAATCTGATGGGTTGTTACTGCCCACATTCGCTTTTACCAACACACCTTAAAAAACTTAAAGATTTTGCTGTACGCAGAAAGATTCAAGATGTGAGTAAGCAGATTGGAACTGCCGCAGTTGATATGGTTTCGTACACATCAGAAACCGCCTTAAATCGTGCACAGGCTCTCGTCAGTGGCTTAGAAACAGGTTCGGTAGACAATCGCCTTAAACATGCTCATGAGTTCTCTAAGGACGCAATCAAGGAGTTTTTAGAGCGACATACAGCTTTGCATAACAATACGCCTTTTGATGGCGGTATTCGTACTGGCTTCTGTGAGTTGGATAACAAGCTGGGTGAAGTTGGCAAAGGTGATTTAGTCATCATCGGTGCACGCCCAAGCATGGGTAAAACCACACTCGCTCAGAACTTTGCAGCAGACATGATGGTTAATCAAGGTCTACCAGTTTTGTTCGTTTCAATCGAGATGTCAGGCAAACAGATTGCGCAGCGGATGATTAGTGGAATTGGTCAGATTGAATTGCGAAAAGTTTTAAGTGGTAAGGCTCAAATTGAGGACTGCGGAAAGATTAATACTGCTGCAATGATCTTAGAAAAAGCACCTTTGATGATTGATGACAATGCTCGTTCAACGACTTCAACGATCCGTAGATCAGCACGAAAAGTACAAGCTGAATATGGGAAAGTTGGTGCGATATTTGTTGATTATATCCAGCGTGTAACTCCACTCACTAAAAACAATTATGGTCGCTCTGACAAAGATATTGGCGAGATTTCAGGGGAATTGAAAAAGATTGCTCGTGATTTTGAATGCCCAGTATTTGCTTTGGCTCAACTCAACCGAAACCTTGAAAACAGACCAAATAAACGCCCTGTAAATGCTGATTTAAAAGAGTCTGGCGATTTAGAACAAGACGCAGACATCATCATGTTTATCTACCGTGATGAGGTTTACAACAAGGAATCTAAAGAGGCTGGAACGGCTGAAATCATTATTGGTAAAGCACGTAATGGTTCAACCGGAACAGTGAAATTAGCAACTGACTTAGCTCGCTCAACTTTTGCAGATTTAAGTCCTGAATATTACGCAATGATGCAAGGGGAGTCAGTATGAATGCAGTGAAACGAATTGTTTGCTGGTTCAGTTGTGGTGCTGCATCTGCTGTGGCAACCAAAATTATGCTTGAACAGGCGCCTAAGATTTTCCCTAATGTGCCAGTAGTAATTGCGAATAGTCCAATTATAGAAGAACACTCTGATAACGAACGTTTTTTTAATGAATGTGAACAATGGTTTGGTCAAGAAATTATTCGAATCATTAATCCAAGATACCCGGAAGGCTTGAATTCAATATATGAAGTTTTTAAGAAAGGGTTTTTGAAGGGTGTAAATGGTGCGCCATGTACAACTCAGCTAAAAAGAATTCCCCGTGGAATGTTTCAAAAAGAGGGCGATTTGCACGTATTTGGGTATGACATTGCTGAAATAGATCGTGCTCAAGATTTTGAAGAAAGAAATCCAAGTCTTAATTCATATTTTCCACTTATTGAATCAGATCTAACCAAGGCGGATTGTCTTGCAATGCTTCAAGACGCAGGCATACGCATACCGAAAATGTATGAGCTTGGTTATTTGAACAATAACTGCATTGGCTGTGTGAAAGGTGGAGCGGGTTACTGGAACAAGATTCGCAAAGATTTCCCTGACACATTTGATCGCATGGCGAAAGTTGAACGTCAAATCGGGCATTCAATTTTAAAAAATGAAGATGGTCCAATCTTTTTAGATGAATTAAATCCCAAAATGGGTAGATACAAAGATGAGCCTGATATTGATTGTTCATTTAGCTGCTTAATCGCCAAAGAAGATAACAATTGGAAAGTAGTTAAGTTTTTGGAGTTAGAAAGCGTAGGAGGTGGGGTGTGAATGCATTAAATAAAATTTTTACTGAACACAAACTAATCTTAGAAACAGACTTTGTAATTTGTAGTTTCGGTGGTGGCACAAACTCTACTGCACTTCTGATTGAATGTGTAAATCGTGGTATCAAAATAGATTTAATTCTATTTGCAGATACAGGTGGAGAGAGGCCATTTACATATCACCATGTCTACTGGATGTCGCAATGGCTTACCACAAAGGGCTACCCATCGATTATTACTGTGAAAGCACCAAACGTTACACTCGAACAAGATTGCTTAAATCGAAATGCATTACCTAGTGTTGCTTATGGTTTTAAAACATGTAGTCAGCGGTTCAAGATTCAGCCTCAAGATAAGGCTATTAATCAAAATCCTTATGCTAGACAAGCGTTAAAAGATGGCTATCGCTTAGTTAAGTTGATTGGTTTTGATGCTGATGAGCCATATCGAGCAAATAAAGAATACAACGATAAATTCACCCGTATTTATCCGCTAATTGAGTGGAATATGGGTAGGGCTGAATGCATTCAAGCGATCCAGAATGAAGGCTTAGTACTACCTGGGAAATCATCATGCTTCTTTTGCCCAAATTCAAAACCAAGCGAGATTAAATGGCTGGAGCAAACCCATCCGGACCTGATGTATAGGGCTTTAACAATGGAACAACAGGCGGATCTAAAAGAAATTAAGGGTTTGGGGCGCAATTTTTCATGGAAATCAATTTATCAGCAGCAAGATGCATTTATGGATCACTTTGTACCTGACATGCCTTGCGATTGTTATGAGGGTACAGAATGAAAGCTCACAGCACAGTAGAACAATTCGAAAAAATGGTTTTGGTTTTAAAGAACTCAATTGAAAAGCGAGGCAAAACTTCAATTGCTGATATTCAACAATGGATTGATGGGAACTATTCGAAATCAAAACGTTTCGCATATCAACTAAGAGAAGCAGGGTATTTGAAATCTGATAATGCCAAGCCTCTTGGGTTTACTGCAACAGACAAAGCAAAAGAATTATTTAAGGTGGCACTATGACAACTATAAACAACTCTGAAAACTTGATTGAGAAGGTGTGAGGAAACAATGCAAATTCCTAAACCCCTCATCATCGGCATTGATCCAGACTTAGAAAAATCAGGGGTGGCTGTCTTAGGACAGTCATTCGAGCTGAAGAATTTAACCTTTGCTGAAACTGTTGAGCTATTCCGCAGTCACCAGGATCAGATCAAGAAAGTGGTGATCGAGGCAGGGTGGATGAATAAAAAATCAAATCTACATAGTCGTATTGGTCAATCTAAGCGCGCAGGAGAGCGAATTGCCAAGAATGTAGGTGAGAACCATGCAACAGGCAAATTACTTGTAGAAATGGCGAAATCTTTCGGTTTAGCAGTGGTTGAAGTAAGACCAACCAAAACCAAAAAGAATTCAGAAGAATTTAATCGCATTACAGGCTGGCAAGGTCGAACGAATCAGGAACAGCGTGATGCAGGTATGTTGATTTGGGGGATGGTTTGATGGATAGAGATGCAATCAATCTTGCCTATCGCTGGCAGAAGCAGTTTTTAAAAGGTTGGTTCAAGGATCAATGGTATGACGCACTGGATTATTTAGAAGCATCAATAAAGTTCTTTTTAATTTTGTTGAGAATCATATTTTCACCAATTCTTATTATTTATGTGGCATGGCAGTTCAAGGGTATTTACAAGCAGATTGCAAGTGGTGAAGCGAATCGAGAAAAGGTTCGTAACAAGATTGAGCAGGCAGAAGTTTAAGGGGCAATTATGAACGCAGCGGTGAGAATTATGGACTGGTCTAAATACACAATTGATGGATGGCTTGAGCAATTTGGCGCTTGGTGTGAAACCGCTCGTTTGAAAGGCGGTGAATTGCCTGATGGGTTGCATGTTAATCAGATCTATTGGTTGATTCGTGAAGCGGATAAAACGCCACGTAACTCGAGGTGTTATATCCGTTGTGAAATTAGTGACTTTGAGGCAGAGCAGGTACAGGCATTGCTGAGAAGTATTTTTAAAAGTGATTCAGTAGATTATCAAGTTAAGTATGCGGTGATGTGTTTGGTTAAGCACAAGGTGGAGAATCGAAGTCTAAGTGCTGTGGCTGAGATTACTAATCAATCTAAACAAATGACTCACACAATGATCAGCTGTGCGAAGTTTGCCATTCATTCTCGTGATAACCGCATGAAGATTGGATAGATATTGACTGGTCGACCGCAATATGGCATATTTCTGTTATAGTGGGCGAAGTTATGGTAATCCACTAGATATGAAGCTCACAGAAATGTGGGCTTTTTTGTTGTCTGCAAAAAGGCAACCAATATATCCAATGTGATTTCGTCACACATTGAGTTAGCCTCAGAGCCTTAAATTGTGGGTGACTCCCCGACCAATGGAATTGAAAGACACAGAACAGATCAATAGCTAACTTTGAGATGTTTGTCGTGTTGAGTAGCGGTAGATCAGTTGCCGAGCTGATCAATATCGTAATCTAAGGCAAGGATGTGGCAGATCACCACGTCCTTTTTAATTCCAAGGAGAACAACATGCTCCGAATCAAACAAATCTTTTGTCGCCACATTTGGGAATATTCAGATTTCTTTACAGTGAGAGAGTGTCGGAAGTGTGGGAAGGTGGTGCAGGTTTAGATGTGTTACACTTATAAAAGCCAAAAAACAACTAATAGATGACGCTGCGCGACAGCATTTAACGCACTTGTTTGATTACAAGTCTTGACATTTAGAAATGATTTCATATTGACAGTGTTGTCACCATCAAATAAGATTGCTTACATAAACCCTGTTATCCAATGATAAGAGGGTATTTTTGTCATTAAAAGTTCTTTTTGAATTTTAACGACAATCAATTAAAGAAGGGCAAGCAAATGAACAAGGGTATGAAGTACTTTACTGAAGGCATGATAGCAGCTTTCGTATTGGCACCTAGAGTTCCAGTACAAGCCGTAAAGCCTGCTGAAATTGAAGAACAAAGACCTGCTGGAAATTCAGCTAAGCACTGGGAAACAGTTGGTAAAAGGATGACAACGGGTACTCGGAAAATCAAGTGTGATTTACTTAATAAACAACCAGAATTAAACTAACCCAAATCAATCGTATTATATGTCTCAACATAATAAAACCAAGCGTGGAGTTGCTACTAAGACGGGAAATGATGTTTCTGTTGCTGTAGAAGAAGCTGAAAGCTACTCTCCATATCCCCCACCAGAATTAGTTAAAGCATTTGAAGAGATTCAACCCGGCTTAGCTAGCAGACTTATGGAAATTGTTGAGAATGAACAAACCATGAGTCATGAAGTTACTCGCCATCAAATGTTTGAAAATAATAGGATTAACACCGCAAATATTGAAAACCAAAAGAACAACTCAACGCTGTTCTTACTTGGGTTGATATCTGGGGTTGTTATGGGTTTGGGAATCTTAGGTATTGCAATATATGCGCTATATATGGGCTATCCTTGGGTTGCAACAGTTGCATTTTCAACCTTAGCTGCAATACTTGTAATATTGGTTTTAAGAAAAGTTCCTGCAACTCCAGATCCAGGAAAGCCAACGGTATAAATTAGTAAAAACCAAAACCCCTTCCGAGGGGTTTTTTAATGCCTAGAGGAAAGTGAAGATGCCAAACGAAAAGCAAATTGAACAAGAAATTCAAGACAAAGGTCTGAATGCACCACGATTAACGCCTGATCTTATTGATTCAAAAGTCAGAGCAATTCGTTACTTAACTGGTGATGTTGAGCCTGCTTATGCTATTGGTGATTGGGAAAGTGATAAAAGCACCCCGTGTTTAACCATTTGCATTTTAACTTTGGAAAATGGTTTTACAGTCACAGGTGAGTCAGCTTGTGCAAGCCCTGAAAATTTCGACAAGATTATCGGTCAAAAGATTGCGTATGAAAATGCACGTAACAAGATTTGGCAACTGGAAGGTTATCTTCTAAAAGAAAAGCTTTATCAGGCTGAATTAAATAAATAATTCATAACCTTTCGCTACGTTTCCTTTGCCCCGAAAGGGGTTTTATTTTGTCTTGGAGAAAGCCATGCGCTTAGGTCGAATTGTATTAGTAGCATTGGGTATGAGCGCAGCGTTTGCCGAGCCTGTTAAAAGACATGCCAGTGATTGGGATTCAATCAAATGGCGAGAACCAGTAAAAGGCAAATCAAAACCCAATAAGATCAGTCAAGCCAAAAGACGTAAGTATAAACGTCAAGGTCGGTTGTGATGGACAGAACCGAAGCACAAAAGAACCTCAAGCTACTCGAAGAAGATAAAGCACGCTTACTCTCACTTAATCATCTCAATTCAACGTGGGCGTTTAAGAATCAGTGTGAGTTGAGAGTGAAGCAGATTAATGACTTCATTCGTAATTTAGAGTTGGGGTTAAGTAAGTGAATAATAACTATGTTCCAGAATGGTATATTTCACCCTTTGAGCATTCGAAATACACACTTGTTCGCAATCAAGACCAGTTCGATATACTTTTTGATGATGTAAATGATACACAAGAATTCATGCATTTGGGTGCTGGTGCTCAGGTTGATTATTACGAAAAAGGTAAGCATTGCATTGTTCAATTGGGCGATTGCAGCGAAAGAACACTGATTGAAGTTCATGGGCTTTTATTACATGAAGCGGTTCATATTTGGCAGCGAATAAAAATGCTTATGGGTGAAAAAAAGCCGAGTGTGGAGTTTGAAGCATATTCGATACAGCGTATTGCCCAAGATTTATTTGCTATGTATGAGGAAAGTGAACAGGAGGCAAGATGACAGATGAAATCGAACTTCCAGCAGGGAGTGAGCCACTAGAAGATGATCGTCGCGAACGGTTAGCACAAGAATACTTAAAATGCTTGAACATTGCCAAAGCTGGTGAATTGGCAGGGTATGCGGATAAGAGCACTTCTTGGAGGGCGTGGAGCAATCCTGATATGCAGGATCGCATCAACTTCCTCAAAGGTGAACGTGCAAAAGAATTACATATTGAGCAGGTCGATGTTTTATCTCGTCTTTGGGCAGTTGCTACAGCTGATCCGCGTGAACTGGTAAAACACAAATTAGTAAATTGCCGTTTTTGTTGGGGTGAAGACCATCAATACCAGTGG